CGAGAAGGTCATGTGTCACCACTGCGGCAAACTGGGCCACAAGGCCCGTTTCTGCCCCAACCGGGGTGGAACGGCCACAAGCGAGATGGGCAAGGCGGTCAAGGATCAGGCGGACCGCGCCGACGGCGCCATTGCGTCGGCAAAGGAGTTCAAGCAAGACTTGGATGAGCTCCGCGCCAAACATGAGGAGGAACACAAGAGGATGGAGAAAGCCGAAGAGGAACTTGCTCGCCGCGTCGCACTGGGTGACGCGCAAGCGTTGGCGTTGATTGAGAAGCTTAAGGTCTCGGTCAGTGCTGGGTTCTGGATGCCACCCATGGACATGGTAGTCGCGATGACAATGTTCTTGGTTCTTATGTGGTACCCGTCCTACGGCTGGACATATGGGCAGGGGAGCGATTGGTGGCACAGCCTCCATGATGCTCTTGCGTCCTTGCTGCGCCTGCTCCTTTTCTCCTACTTCTGTGTCTTCGGGGTGATGTATTACCGTGCCGGTCGGCTGTTCTGCCAGCGGATGTGTATCGAATTTGTTCGGCACGTCGACAGCGGGGACCATGCCGACATGCGACCAGACGCAAACACACTCCAAGAGGTGCGCCACAGAAATCCCCTCTTCATTGAAGTCGCAGTCCGAGCCCGTGCCAAGGCTTGGTGGGGCCGCGACAGAGTGACCCGCTATGTGATCTCGGCGGAGTTGCTAGCACAGCTGCGAGCCCCTCGACTCGTGAATCCGATGCTGTCTGAAGCCAGCGCGTATGACGCAATCATGCGCGCGGCCACCACCAACCAAACTGTCAACTGGAACCGCTACCGCGACATGGTCGCAGCGAGTGTCCCCGTCTCCACTGCTATGGTGGCGATGATGATGTGGCAGATGGAAAGAGACTCGCTGATTGAGGCGGGTTTTCTTCGCCCCCGCGGTTCGTAAGTCGTATAGTGGGCTACGGCTACCGGTACCATGAGACAACGCTTGCTCTGCCTTCCATTAAGGCTGACTTGGTAATTACTGTCCCTAGACCAACTGACCCGTCGCTGAGAAAGCCGGTGTCGGTGAGTTTGGGGTGCCATGTTGAAGGCGTGTCTGCACTGAAGGTGGACCGGGACGATCCAGAGACAATGATAGCGGGGGTGGCAAAGCGGTTTGGAGTGAAGGTTCCTAAGGCCAAACCGGGCAAATTGCGCAGGTTCCGCGCGTTTGTTAAAAGAATGATCCGCGAACTCTTTAGGCCCCTTGGTCCTGATGCGGATCTGTCGTTCGAAACGTGGATTGCGTCCACGAATTACCCTGCATGGCGCCGCGAGGAATTACGCGCCAAGTGGGAAGAGCTCAAGAGTATGAGCCCAGCGGAGTTGGAAGAGATTTTCGACTGCAGTTCTTTTGGAAAGGATGAGTTTTACACCGAGACCAAGCACGAGCGCGGCATCAATGCGCGCTCCGATTACTTCAAGTGCATGGTCGGTCCTATCTTCAAAGCCATTGAAACTGTGGTCTACAACCACCCTGCGTTCATCAAGCACGTCCCTGTGGCTCAACGGCCCCAGTACATTCGGGACGTGTTGGGGGATCAGTCGCGTCCCCGCTCCAGCGACTACACCGCGTTCGAGGCCCTTTTTGTCCCCGAGCTCATGGACGCGTGTGAGTTTGAGCTATACCGATACATGACCGCACAAACAGACAAAGCACGTTGGTTTAGTGACGTGTGCGGCATCGTGTTGGGCGGTACCAACAAATGTAACTACAAGCACTTCACCGTCTACCTAGAAGGCGTGCGCATGTCCGGAGAGATGTGCACTTCGTTGGGAAACGGGTTTACGAATTTAATGGCGATGCTTTTCTTGTGTGAGGAGAGCGGGGCCACAAATGTTAGG